GCGAACACCACGCCGCCGACATCGAACGTCTTGCCCACCTGCCGCGGGATCGACAGCAGCGCCGTGTCCGCCGCGTACAGGCCATCGCGCGACTTCGACAGCAGGCACCGGTTCAGGTCACGCTGCCACGGGTCGAAGATGATCCCGATCCGCTCGCACACCCGCCGCGTGCTCGGGAAGCTGTCGCTGGCTATGCCCCGGGGCAGGACGAGCTGCGCAGCTTCAGGGAGCAGTCCAGCGCTGGTCCGGGGTTGCTGCCGCCTCGCCAATGCCGTCCGCCTTCTCCGCCGCGTCCAGCAGCTCCAGCTCCCGGGCGATGTCCAGCAGCCGCAGCGACAGGGCAGCCAGATCCCGCGCGGGCGTATTCGGGTTGTCTATGCCCGTCGCAATCCGGGCCCGCAAGGCGGTCAGCAGTTCACGGCGGCTGCCGCTCGCCGCCGCGGACTGTACCGTCGCCGGTTTGCGGCGCCGCGGCGGCGGACCGTCCTTCACTACTGTTAGTGACGACATCGGGCGCCTCGGGATGTTGGGGGAACGTCGTGTGTAGAAACGATGGCTGCGGCAGTCCTCATCGCGCAAGCCACGGTTGCGCGATTCGATCGCGGCAGGTCAGCGGCTCACGGGTGGTCGTGGTGTGGGGTGGTGACCGGTCCGGGGGTGGTAGATCAGCGGGGTGGTGACCGGTCGTGCGGGTGGTCACCGGGTGACCGTGGTCACTGCGGGTGACGAGTGCGGGGGTGGGGTGGCCGTACGGATGGCGGCCATCCTTTCGCCTGCCATCCTTTCGCCATCTGTTTCGCCTGTACGCAACCGTCGTATGCAAGTGCAGCCGCCGTGTGCGCCGTCACCACCGCCGTGCCAGTGCCACGCAGGCGAAGAGGCCGAGTATGCACAGGTCGTAGATGGCCTGCGCTACCCAGATGCCGGTCATCTCGCCACTGCCGGGATGCCGTTCAGCCGGGCTCGCCGCTCGCCGCCCGCGTACCCTCGTCGTCGTCTGCCTTGTCAAGCAGGCTGATGTCGGTGAGCGAGACGGTGCCGTCGTCCCACTGGACGAGCGCCCACCGTACCGGCTGATCCGTCATCGCGGCTCCTGGATCTCGGCAGGGGCTGTGTGGCCGTACGCGATCAGCCCGCATCCGGCCTTTGCAGCGGAACAGCACGGTCGCATGGTCGCGCTGTGGTGGTACGCACAGTGCGTCAGGGACCCAGTAATGCTCGTGGGGCATGGTGCTTCACCATACGCGCGATGACTGCCACGTGCGGGGGACGGTGCCGCGCCTGGCGGCGAGGATCGCCGTGGTCATGCGCTGGCCGTCGCGCCTGTTGCACCTGCGGCAGGCGAGGCCGGGCAGGTAGCCGGTCTTGCCTGGCGCGTGGGGCAGGTCGATGTAGCGGCGGGCTACGGACACCGGCCACGGCATCGGCTGGTGGCAGTGGGCGCACAGGTCGCCGGGCCGGTACAGCAGCAGGCGGCGCTCACGCTCGGCCTGGTGGCCATGGCCATACCCGCGTTGTGTCGTGGTCCCGTGCCACCGCACGCGCGCAGGCATGGTCAGACCCTGCCTACCATCCGCAGTAGCCGTGTCCTGTCGAAGTTGAGCCTGCCCGTGCCCTTGCAGGAGCAACGCTCGTGCAAGCTACGGTGCAGCCAGAAGTGGACACGATGCTCGGCCGGGAGGTAGACCAGCCAGAATGCTGACGGTATGACGGCCATGGTCAGTCCTGCTCCAGTGCCCGCGCCGCGTCCTCGAGCATCGCCATGACCTTCTCGTGAAACTCCTGCTCGGCCGCCCAGTCGGCGGCGCAGAACCAGTGGTCGAAGCCCAGCTCGTCGGTGACCTTGACGGTGACGTCCTCGGTCAGGCAGTCGTAGCAGCGCGGAGCGACCATGGTCAGCCAGTCAGAAGGTGCAGCAGGCACCGGAGGTGGTTGCACCGCCAGCCGCCCGGTATCTGGACTAGGTGGTTGCGGTGCCGCCAGCAGCGCCAGGTCATGGTCGCCATTGTCACATGCGCCACCGCACGCGTGCGGCCATGGTCAGTCCGGCCAGCGGTGGCGTAGCTGCCGCCAGCTGACCATGATGTGCAGCCAGTAGAAGCGGCGGCGCGGGCCATGGTAGGCGGCGGCCGTGCGCAGGTAGTCCGCGAAGCGGGCCATGGTCACATCCGGCGGCGCAGGCAGGCGGCCAGGGCGATGAGCGCGGCGATCACCAGGAACTCCCAGGCCATGGTCAGACCCGGGCGTGGCGCTGGCACGGCGAGAGCTTGCGCACCCACCCGCCGGCTTCCAGCTCGAGCCAGCTCACGCAGCCGCACTGGTACTCGACGCGGTTGCAAGACGCCCAGGACGCCATGGTCAGGCCGCCAGCACAAGCCCGGTTGAATGCCGCCTGCATACCGGCAGCCAGATCGGCCGGTGCCAGCCGCCTAGCGGCGTCCACAAGCGCCATGATTCAGCCATCTCGTCGCAATCGCCCCAGTCGCAGGTCATGGTCAGCGGGTGATGGTGCGGCCGGGGTGGGCTTGGGCTTCGGCCATGGCGTCGCGGATCCGGTCCTCATCGGACGGCGCGGCATCGTCCGCAGGGCGCTTATCTACGGTATCGAGCACCATGCGCAGCGTGTCCGCCAGGTAGCGCGCGTCAACGGGCAGCACGCCGCGTTCATAGGCGTCAAGGACGGCACGCCCTGCCCGCAGCACAGCGTCAAGACTCGCTTCGGCCATGGTCAGGCGGGCCGGCCGCGGAACAGGCCGATGAGGTAGGCCAGCGCGATGATGCCGACCAGCACGATGAGGATCCACGCCTGCAGGGTCGTCATGGTCAGGCTCCTGACTCGCAGTGGGCGGTGCGCGGGACCGTGTAGCGCACCATGGTCACGGCACCGCGGGGCCGGGGATGCGGATCTCGGCGGTGATGGTGCGGCGGTCGTCGAGGCTGGAGCTCGGTGACGGCACCGTCAACCATGGTGCCGGCGGGGACGCGCAGCAGATAGTAGTCCGCAGGCGTCTCGTCCATGGTGACCTCCGGTATTGCGTCAGCCCCGGCGTCCGGGGGGGCCTGACGCCGGGGCTGTGATGACCGCTACTGCTGCCCGCGCACGAGTTGGGAGCTAGCTTGCGGGCTAGCGGACGGAGCTGCCCGGCGGGGGCGCGGGCATACTGCTCCTAGGGCGAGGATAGCGCAAGGCAACCTCGCCGGCCAGGAGGCGGCCGTCATGTGTCTCCCGATGGCGGGTGCTCAATCCTGTCCGCCGTGCGCTGCAGCACCCGGATGATGACCCGGAGCGTGAACGTGACGCGCCTGGCCCGCGTGTGCAGGATCCAGGCCGCGTCCCGCAGGCAGGCTGCATCCGTCTTGTCATTCCTCATGGCTGCCTCCAGGCACCACGAGCCATTCCGCCAGCTTGGAGTGCAGGCGCTGGAGGTCGGCGATTTCGTACACGGCGGGGCCGCGTCCGCCCATGCTGCCGGGCGGCTTCCTGACCTCGCCTATGCGCTGGAAGCCGGGCAGCGCGCGGATGACCCGGTCAAGGCCGTCGAACGGGACGCCGGTCCTGGCGAACTGCTCGACGGCTTCGGCTATGGTCCACCCTTCAGCCATGGTCAGTCCGGCCATTCGCCGACGTAGCCGCGGATGCGAGGCACGTAGTCCGTGATGCGGTAGACGACCTGCCGGTTGACAGCACGGATGTGCAGGACCGCGCCCACGTAGCCATGGCCGGGCAGGCAGCCTGTCAGGTCCAGCAGCACGCACCCAAGCGGGCGCAGGCCGTTCCGGATGCCCATGGTGGCGTTCAGCAGTTCGCCGCTGATCAGGATGCGCGGGTCGGCATGGTCGACGCGGATGGTGCCGTCTTCCATCCGGGTGCAGATGCACTCGCCGCGCGGCAGGTCGTCAGGCGGCGGCATGCCGTCTGTGACAGCGAGCTCAGCCATGGCCGTCCATCGCGGCGAGGGCCTCGCCTTCGGTGACCTCGGTGCCGTCGAGCAGCCAGCGGTGGCGGCCGTCGATGTACTCATGCCGCAGGGTCTGCGCGCTCATGACGTCTACCTGGTCGATCTCCTTGACCAGGCGGCCGTCAAGGTAGGTCTCGGTGCGGATCATGGTCACCTGCTGCCCATGTCGGCGAGGCGGGCGCGGAGCTGGGCGGCGGTCATCTCCACGGCGTAGACCGCGCCGGCGGCGTGCGGGTACGCCATCCACAGCGGCCAGGCTTCCCGCCATTCCTCGGGATGCTTGCCGGGCACCGATGCGACGGCGAGCATGGTGCTGTCCGGCAGCTGGCCGAGCGGCTTCGGGGCGAGGGCTTCCCGGGCGAACTCCATGGCGACGTCGCGGACGTCAGCCGCGGATGCGGGGGACACGCCGGTAGCCGCCGGGGGGCAGGCATACGACGGGATGCCGAGTTCCCCGCACGCGATTATGCGGACGGAGGTCGACCCAGCGGCGGTCGCCATGGTTGGCTTCGATGCCGGCGGCGCGGCCGGAGATGGTGCGCCCGCAGTCGGGGCAGACGCCTTTCGCGTACTCCTGCGCGGCCATCTAAGCGCCATCGTCGCTTGCCAGTTCGTAGGTGGCGGTGAAGATGTCCGGCTTGCACGGGTAGAACTCGCCCTGCACGCCCTTGATGATCCAGTCGCCATGCTGAGCGCTCATTACGCCTTCGAGCGTCTTGATCAGGACGCCATCCGGTACCTGCACGCCCTCGATGTACTTGTAGGTCGCGGTTCCGCCGCACCAGTCAGCGATATCCGCGTGCTCATGGACGGTGACCTGGCGCGCTTCGATGACGACGGGCCGCTTTCTGTAGAGCGGCATCAGCCCGCCTCCTCCAGGTCCTGTGCGGTCCCGGCGCGTTCCAGGTCCTGCGCGATCTCGGCGAGGCTGGCCCACGCCGCCCGGCACGGCACGCCCGGTTCCAGGTGCCCGAGGCACCTGACACGCCCGGCGGGCTGCCCGCGCGCGTCTTCCAGGACCTGCAGGAAGTAGCAGCGGCAGTACGGGCACGGGCGGGACGGGACGGGGCGCCACCGTTCCGCCTCGTCGATGGCCTGGACGGCGCGGGCCGCGTTTATCAGGTGCTCGAGGTAGCGGACGGAGCTCGCCTCAACATCGTCGGGCAGCCCCGCGGCCAGGCGCGGGATCGCGGTCAGCGCGGCCATGGTGTTGCCCGCGCTGCCGCCGCGGCGGCGTCCGGGATGACCCGCCACCATGTATTTCAGGACGGCTTCGAGGCGGCGGACGCCTTCGTGGCCGTCCATCAGGGCGCGGCCGGCGGGGGCGTTCCACGGTTCGGGGGTGTCGGCGGCCCGGGTCGTCATGCCGGGCGCGGGCCCGGCGGCGGACTGCTCGGCGAGTTCGGCGGCGAGGCGCGGCATCAGCCCGGCGAGCAGGTCACACGCCTCGCGTACGAGGTCCGCCGGGTCGGCCAAGCGTCTCACCCCTACAGCAGTTCCCAGTCGTCAACATCAGGCTGCATGTCCTGGTGGGCGCCCCCCCACATGCCGAGCATTCCCGCGCGCCCGTTCCAGATCATGTAAACGGGACGCATCGGCCGTCCGCCCGCCATGCCGTCGGTGACCAGCTCGAGCCAGTCGCCGATCCTGCCGTCCAGCTCGGCCCACAGCCTGCGCCTGGCCCTGCCTCCCGCGTTGACGGCAGGAAGGATCTCCTCGAATGTCACGTCAGTCACCTGCCCGCAGTTGCCGGCATCAGGAGTCCATCGTATTCCCGCAGGTGACAGTAGGAAGCCCCCGGCGGCCTGGACCGGAGGCTTCCCCGCCGCCCAGGCTACGGGCAGAACTGGTACGAGCCGACGTTCAGCTGGTCCGCCGGGTGGGTGCAGCCGATGACCGACCACTCCTCCCACAGCGCGTCATGGCCGGGGAACGCCAGCAGCCGGGACCCGGCGCCGCCCGCGCCCTTGATGTCCAGGACATAGTCGACGTTGAAGATGTTGTGCAGGCTGGTGTTGATCAGCTCCAGGCCGTTCGACCCGATCGCGGGGGCCCACAGCTGCCACCGGTTCGCGTGGGAGAAGGTGACGGCGTTCTCGGCCGGGGCGGCGGCGGTGTCGGTGCCGATGGTGAAGTCGCCATTCGTGTTGCAGTTCCGCAGGACAGCGGCCCAGCGCAGGGCGCCGCGGGGGCCGATCGGGAGCTGGGTGACCGAGACGCAGAAGTCGGTGGCGCCGGCGGCGAACGTCTCGCCGGGCGCTGGCTGCGATACGCCGACCGGGCCGGACACGTGGGTCCAGGACTGGATGTGGCCGTTCGGGGTGTACATGGCGACGTAGCGGCCCAGGTTGCCGGGCCCGCCGGTGATGTCGCCGTTGAGCGCGAACACGGTGAAGTCCTCGCGGATATTCGACTGGGAGTCCAGCTGCACGCCGACGGGGCTGTTGTAGTAGTTGCCGGTGGCGTTGCCGGTGCCGAGGACGGCCATGTCGAGGGTGCCGTGGGCGGTGTAGGCGGACTGGGCGCCGCCGCAGCCGATCGGGACGGTGAGCGCCCCGGCCGTGTGCGTGCAGGTGAGGGTGGTCGCGTTCGCGCCGCCGGCTATCCAGGCGGTGACGCCGAGGACGGCCAGGGCCATCGCGGCGGCCAGTGCGATGATGCGTCTGCGCATGGAGCTGTCTCCCGGTGTCGTCAGTTAGGTGCGGACAACTCTACAGACGTGACAGGAGACTGGGTGGTTTACAGAGGGTGCTGCGGTGGCCCGTTGAGGATGATCAGCCCATCGCCGCGGAGCGCCTCGGCTACCTGGCGCACGTGATCGCGGATATTGCCGTCAGAGCTATAGTCGGCGATTTGCTCAAGCACCGTTGCAAGCTGGTCGGCGTTCACCTCAGCCATCGTTTTCCTCCGTGGTCTCCCGGCCGGTCACCGCTTCCTCCATGTGAGTACGAATAGCGCCATGGTCCCGCCAAGCGAGAACCCGGAGAAGAACCATGTCAGGTTAATGATCACTGTTATCGCCTTCCTCCGTGGTCTCCCGGGCGGTCCCGGTGCCGGACCCGTCCAGTACGACGTCGCCGAACTCGAACAGCCCCAGCCGGGTCCCGCAGTCCAGGCCCTCCAGCGCCCCGGGCACCATGGCCGGATCGGTGCCCGCCGGGACCTTCACCTCGGCGCGGACCATCACAACGTCAAACGGGGCTTGGTCATCCATCGTTTTCCTCCGCATCCCGGCCGGTGATGCCGAACCCGGCCAGCATCAGCCCGGCGTACCGCATCAGCCACACGCTGTTCTCCGCCGTGATCACCGGGTCATGGCCTTTCAGCTTCAGCGTCACCGCCACGTCCACCACCAGCGCGGCGGCATCCTCCTCGCGGACCATGCAACTCCTTGCGGGGGGACGCCACGCGCGGGGCGGTGGCGGTAAGGCCGGCGGGGGATGACCGGAGACGGTCGGTGCCAATCCTAGCGGGGCGGCTGGTCATCGCTGGCCTGACCGCAACTCGCGGATCTCATCGCGGCAGCTGCGGAGCATCCGGCCCTGGACGAGGCTCCCGGCGGCGCTCAGCGCGACCACGGCCCAGGCGGCAGCCAGGTACCAGTAACTGACCGCAGGCCGGGCAGCCAGGAGATAGATGACCGCCGTTAGCGCGATGAGCAGCAATGACGCCTCACCGTGCATGATGCTGCGGGCGTTCCGGTCGAGGCGGTCGCCGATCTTGGCTAGCCGCTGGTCGATCGCCGCGAGTTTGGCCGGGTCTGGTTCAGCCATCGCTTTCCTCCGTCGTCTCCCGGCCGGTGACGGCCTGATGGTGCCGCAGGTAGAAGGCGACCGCCTCGCGGAGGATGTCGCTCCGCTTCACGCTGCGGGCTGCGGCGATCGCCTCGATGGCGGCCACGTGCGCCGGCGGCAGGCTGACATTCACCGCCTCACCGCCGACCTTCGGGCGGCCGGGGCCGCGCTGACCGTAGGCCGTCCAGTCAGCGGGGTCGAGGCGGCTGCCCCGGTCTTTCCAGTCAGCCATCATTCCTCCTCATCCCGGCGGGGTGATCGAGCCAGTGGCTGCTGCCGCACCCCTTGCACCGGCAGCTCCTGCCCGTCTCCCCGGCCTGGTCCCAGCCGAACGTCAGGAGGGTGATGTAGCCGCAGCCGCATGTCAGCCGCACCGTGACATGGAGGGGCTCGGCGCTGACTAGCGGATAGCGGGGGAACTCAGCCATCGCCGTGGCCGTCGAGCCGGTCGATGATGGCGACCAGTTCGGCGAGCAGGTGCTGCGCCTCGCCGATCGCGATGATCATCGCGGCCGTGGTGTCGTCGGTCTCGGCGTGGGCACGGAGCGCGGCTCCGCCGCGAAGCGCGGCATGCCCGCGCGCCTTGTCGATGATGAGCCGGTCGGCGTCGGTGAGCCGGGTTGCCTCGTTCACGTCGTGCTCCTGTCTGCGGCAGCCTTGCAATCTGCGCAGAAGACCACGAGGCCGAGGCGCTGCAGGTCGGTCACCGCGCGGGACCAGCTGCCGGCGGCCAGCCCGCAGCGGGTCGTGGCGCGGTCGGCTAGCTGGTGGACGACGCCATCAGGTGCGGTAGCGGTGTTCTGGTCAAGGTCGGTCATGCCGTGCTCCTGTTCCTGGCGCGGCGCCGCTTGACGGTGCGCTCCGTCACGCCGTCACGGGCCGCCTCCTCCCTGACGGTCAGCCTGGGCGGAGGGGGTGACAGCGGCTTGTCACCCCCCCTGTCACCCCCTGACAACAGCGCGGGCGCGGGGGTGACAGGGAACCGGCCCGCGATAGCCTCAGCCGGGTCCGCCACGCCCGTCCATGCCGCCCACCGCATCACGCGGAACGACCGGGCGGGGTGCCACAGCCACCGTGTCGCCCCCAGCCGGACAGCATGCGCCTCGATCAGCCCCCGCTCCTTCAGCGCGTCCCGCGACACACGCCTGCTATGCACCGACCACAGCCACGGCGACGACACCGACATCAGCCCGAACGTCACCGCCGCGAACGTCGGCCGCCACCCCGCCGCCATCCAGTGCGAGTAGTTCATCACGCCGATCACCAGCGCGAACGCGTACGCCGCCAGCCGCAGCCGCAACGCGGAATCGTCGGCGGCCAGGGCCAGGTGCGCCTGCCACGCCAGGTAGACGGCCACGGACTCCAGGGTGACAGCGACGAGGACCTGCCCGGCCAGGACCCATGGCAGGTGGGTGCGCAGGAACGCCAGCTGCCCGGCGAACGCCACCGCGTTGACCAGGACGATGGGGACGGCGGCCAGCCACCCGCGGTGCGAGGCGACGGCGTGACGCCAGCGTCGCCTGCTGAACTCCAACTCCAAGCCGGACTTGGCGTTCGCCGGGACTTCGCGCACGGCCGCGCCGTCCTGCTGCGGCAGGGCGGACACGGGGCCGCGCGGCTGCAGCGGCGCCAAGGTGAACGGCGCCAGCGCGTGACCGTTCGCTGTCACGGTGCCGTCGGGTGGCGGTGAATGCTTGCCCATGGTGGTCATCCTGGCTCCCGGTCCTGGTCGTCGCGGGGGAGTTGCGTGACCGTAACCTGCTGCCGCATGATCGCGGCGAACTGGTCGTCGGTGAAGTACACGCGGGGCGCCTCGATCGCGGGCACCGGCGCGGCGGCCAGGGCCTGCGCCGCGGCACCGTCCGCGACCTGCACCCGGTCAGCGCGGCGCACCAGCAGCTCCGGGTTACGGTGACGGTGCGCCACCCACAGCACGACCAGCCACGTAAAAGCGCCGAACGTCACGGCCAGTGCGGCGATCACCGCATAGGCCAGCATGGTGATGGCCAGCGACACATGCCCCGACACCTGACGCCACGCCAGCGCCAGCACCCCGAACGCGAACAGCACCGCCGCCGTGCCCGCCGACACGCCCGCCAGCGGCGAGAACCCCGACAGCGGGCCCCGGTTCTGCGTCCCGGCATCTCTCCTGGTCATCGGCTGCTCCTGTCCAGCGCCTGCTTGCGTTTGCGGGCCGTCTCCCGGTGCCGGGGCCAGATCAGCGCCAGCGGCCGGATCCGCTCCCCGCTGCCGCCGCAATGGCCGCACCTGGCCCACGCGCCGCCGCCCGACCCCCAGCTCCGGCCCGACTTGCCGCGGCCCTTGCGGGTGCAGCGCGGGCACGGGCCCAGCTCCCACCACCGGGAGCGGACCAGCAGGAACACCACGGCAGCGGCTACGGCGAGGATCAGCCAAGGCATGGGCATTTACCTTCCGTCACCGACGCTGGGGAGGGCCCAGCCAGGCCGGAGCTTTTCAGGGTGAGGCTGACGGCAGTGAGGCTGACGGCAGTGCTCGAATGTCCTCTTGCTGGAATTGCATGACTGGCAGAGCGTCTGGAATCCCGCAGGGAAGTCGTTGGCGATCAGCCAGCGGTAAAGCGCCGCGCTGTTGCCCAGGCGGAACGCTCTCATATGCTCCCGGCCACCGCCATACACGTGATCAACAGTGAGAGTCTCTGTCGTGCCGCAGCAGGTGCAGAAACGCCCGTAGTGACCAAACACGAGGTCGCGGCTGGTCGGCGGCTCGTGTTTCGGGGTCGGCCTGCTGCCTTGCAGGCAGACCGGGCAAGGTGCCAGGCGGTTCAGGCTGCCGATCCATAGGTAACCCTCTGTGCAGACATCACACAACGTAACCGTCATCCCCTTCGGGTTGTCTCACGGAGTGTAGCCGAATGTCCGATTTGTCCTACCCGAGGCGCGGGAGGGAGAGGGCGCGCGAAGCGCGCATTTGCTTGCGGCGTCTCCCTCCCGCGCGCCTGGTCACTCATCGTCACCATCACCGTCCGTCACCAGCCTGGCGGTGAGCACGCAGCGTCACGACCAGGCGGCTCGGCCACGACCCGCGCCGCCGCCGCTCGCACGCCGGGCACGTGCACCGCTCGCACAGCGGACGGCCGCCGCGGGCCTGCTCGATGCTGCCGGCATAGCCGCCCTCGGCAGCGAGCCGGTAGATCCAGGCCGGGCTGTTCCCGAACCCGGCGGCGACCTCATCCAGCGGCGTGCCCTCGTTGAGCTGGGCAGCGGCGACACGGCGGACGGCATCAACGCAGTCCATGCAGCGGCGTCCCTCGTTGATGACCAGGTTCGCGCAGGCCGGGGCGTTGCGGCAGGGAAACGTGGGCCGTCCGCCCGGGTCGGGCTTGTCGGCATGGTTCTCTGCCTTGGTGCCGGGCCAGATGCCCTCGGGATAGGCGTTGAACGTCTTGTCGCCCACAGCGGGATTGTGGCGGGTCTCCAGGCCGTCCGGGAACCGGCCCAGGCCGCGGAACGCCGGATGGTGGGCGAGCAGGACCATCGGGGCCACATCCACCGTAACTCGCCGTCCGGTGTCATCGGTGACGTTGACCTGCCGGTATCCGGCGCTGCTGAGCTTATTCATCTTCAGGACCATGAAGCCCTCGCCGACACGGCGTATCTGGCTAGTGAAGGTGTCACCAGCGCGGGTGACCTCGATTGGCTTGTCCGACCACTCGTACCGGGCAAACCCCGGGACGGCGGCCCACGCCTCGTCACGGGCCTCGGCGGCGGCGCGGATCTCCTGCTCGGGGCGCCCGAACCAGTACGGCTCTATCCGGGCGTCACTGTGCGTGGTCATGGCCTGCGGTTCCTTCGGTGCGGTCGAGGTAATCAATGAGGGCAGCGACCACGATGTCGGTCATGGTTCGCTGCTCGCGTTCGGCCTGGTCCCTGAGCCTGGCCAGCAGGCCCGGGGGCAGCCGGAACGCGGTCTGCTCCCGGGCGTGGACGCCGTGCGGGCTCACCTGTTACCGCTTGTCCTTCTTGTCCTGCTTGATGGCCTTCTCCATCAGCTTCCGCTGGGCCTCGGCGTGCTTGTCGGCCATGATCTGCATGATCGACTTGCCTTTGGCGGCCTCTGCGCGGATCTTCGCGGCGCGCTCCTCGTAGGCCCTGCGGTCGTCGTCTTTCTTGCTCATTTTCTTGTCCTTCCTGTTCAGGTTGTATAACCACCATAGCATGAGCGTATAACCACCGTCAAGGGTCATGCCGCATCTCCTTTCCCGCGGCGGTTACGGGCTGCATCTGCCAGGTCCGCGCGGGCGTAGGTGAATGACCCGTCGCCGCGCACGCCGGCCCGCTTGATCCCGGCACGGTTGACGCGGCGGCGTGCCGCACCGAGATCAAGCTCGCCGAAGATGCCGTCCCCGACCGCCTCAGCGATCGTCAGGTCCGCCGGCGGTATGACAGTCTTAGGCGTCCCAGCGCCCTGGCCTGGGGGAAGAGCGAGCGGTGCTTGTCGTAGGACGCTAGCGGGCCACAGTTGCCGCGGAACGCCTCCGGGCCCGGAGGGGATCTGCGCGACGGTGCCCGAAACAGCCAGGTCCCGCGCCCACCGGACGGCTTCCTCGGCGACGGCCTCGTCCTTGTCGTCGAGGTGCAGGTAGGGAACCTGGGTTTCCCGCACGCCGTCGCCGGTCACTACCTGTATCCGGCCGGGGGTGGTGTTCTGCGCCGGCATCGGGACGTGCTTCCCGACGGCCATGGCCCAGCCGGGCGGGTCCCAGCGGGCCATGGCCTTGATGCCGGCGTTGGTACGGATCGTGGAGTCACTGACCCCGGTCGAGGCGACCGTCAGCAGCTGGGCTATCAGCCACTCATGGATGTCGCTGGCGCGGCCCGCGCAGGACAGCCCCGACAGAGCCGCGATCGCCGGGGACTGCTTCGCGTCCTCCTTGGAGCGGGTCTCCCGCCAGTAGTCCTTCAGGCCCGGCATGCCGTAGTTCAGCTCCTCGCACAGCACGATGATCCGGTTGCCGACGTTGCCGCGGACCCGGCCGGTGCCGCCCGCGGAGTAGTAGGCAGCCTTGGTGCGGCGCAGCAGCTCGCCGCCGAGCCAGGTCAGCGCGAGGTGCAGGTCGGGGATGTCGTGGGCGTTGATGACGTTCGGCAGGTCCTGCATCCACAAGTGCGAGATCCACTTGGGGTCCAGGTTGATGATCAGCGACCCGCGCATCATCTCCTGGAGCAGCAGGAACGCCGCCAGGTTCGACTTGCCGCCTCCTGACCCGCCGGGGATGGCGACGTGCGGGCTGTCGGAATAGGACGCCTTCACGAGCGCGGCGCGCTTGCCCGATCCGAATACGAGCTCGTTCGCGGCGGCGGCATGGACAGCGGCGGCCATGTCGTCCCAGGAGACGCAGGACGGGGGCGGCTCACTCTGCGTGAACGTGACCTGCGGGTTCTTCCCGTGCAGCCGCCAGGACGCGTCGGGAGCCTCGATGGCCAGCTTCGTCGTGACGGCGCGGGTGACCGCTTCCCGCTCCTTGTCAGAGCCGGTGAACTCGACGGGGACGCCGACGATGACCCTGGACCGGTCGGGTTCGATCTCCAGCCGGGGCGGGGCGCCGAGGACGGGGGTCAGCGCGCGGTGCAGGGGGCGGACCCAGCGGCGCCGGTGCTGCCACCGCAGGACCCGCCGGTACAGCCACCATCCGCCGAACCCGGCACCGGTCAGGGTCACGGCGGCGAGGGTGTTGACGGTGGCCCAGAACGCCGCATGCAGCCCCCACGCGACCGCGAGGAGGAGGAGGGACGTCCCGGTGCGGATCCCGGCCCGGTACATCCGGGGCATGTGATGCCAGCGGACCGCATGGCCGGTCGGGTGCCCGATGACCGGGTGGTCGCCGCGGGACGGCATCGTCCACGTCGCGTTCGTGATGTACCGGCCGGAAATCGTGTGACCGCTGTGCCACCGCCAGAGCAGCACCACGGCGCTGGGCTTGCTCATGCGTCCTCCGGGAGGTCGAACATGCGGCCGGCGACCTCCGCGGCGGCCCCGGTGAGGTCGCGGAGCGCCCAGTACTGCCTCAGCACATCGCGGGTGAGGTTCGCCTCCTCGGCGATGGCAGTCTCGGCGGGCACGGGCGGGTCCTGCTCTGTCACAGGTTCACCTCCGGGTGAGCGGGCGAAGGGGAAGGCCGCCCGCGCACCCGGACGGGTTCACGCGGCGGGCGGCAGGCCGCGCAGGGCCGCCTGCTCGGCCAGGTCGGCCCGGTACCGCACCCGCTCCTGCGGGGACAGGTCGAGCGGCGGGCAGCGGCGGGGCAGCGGGACGGCGGGATTGTCGGGAGGCTGTGTTACGTTGGGCATGCGTGGCACCTTCCATGGGGACGTGGAAACCGGCACTGAAAACGACCCTGTTCGCAGCAGGGTCGTTTTCGTTTTGCGGAGGGCGTGTCGCCACAGTGTCGCGTCGGCCGGTCATGCAACGATTATTATCGCTATACGCCAAACGATGCAAGAGCGCACCGCGTTCTGATCAAACGTTGCATGAGGAGTAAAGTCCCGTGGCTATGAGCCGCTACATCACGACGGGGGACGCTGCCCGCGCGCTCGGCATCAGCTCGGCCACGCTGACCCGGTGGACAGCGGCCGGGATCGTGACGCCCGCCGAGCGCACCGCCGGCGGGCACTTCCGGTGGGACATGACCTCGCTGCGCGCCCAGCTGCGGCGCCGCAATCTCGGCGAGCACGACGTTACCGCGGAGGACATCGCGCGGGTCGTCCACGCCGCGAACCGGGAGCTGCAGATCGTCCAGGGCGACCCGGCGCCGTCGCCGCCGTGGGATGAGGCCCCGGACTATCAGGTGAAGCAGGCGACCGCCGGAGTGCAGGAGGTCTTGCGGAACCCGGACCTGACCGCGGAGCGCTCGCACGAGTTGTGGGCGGAGCGGATGCGCGCCGACGGGTGGACCTACGGCGAGGTGAAGGACCGGGAGCGGAAGACGCATCCGACGCTGCTGCCGTTCGGCGAGCTGCCGGCCGAGCAGCAGCTGAAGGACCGGCTGTTCATCGCCATTGTCCGGGCGCTGGCCTAGCTCCCGTGCCCGGCCAGGCGCGTGACAAGCCGGTCACGGCGCGCTAGGGTCCGGGGCGGAGGTGGTCATCATGACCGGAATCTCAAACGGGCAGAGCTTCGGCGCGAGCGCCGGCAACGAGGTCAGGCCGGTACCGGACTGGTCGCCGCGGTCCGTCCCGCCGTGGAAGTTCGGGCTGCGCGTGTCCGACGACCGGGGCGGCATGTAACGCTTGACCTGCGCAAATTGCAGCGCAGGTTGCACACGGTTTCCTTGCGTGCGCCTATTGTCATCGAGCCTCCCCGCGGGTTACCGTTCGGTTACGAGCGCCCAACCCCGCTAGGCACAGGGAGCCCATCATGACCGCCAAGCGCATCATCGCCGCCGTCCTCCTCGCCCTCGGCCTTGCCGCCGCCGGGGCCGCGACAGGCACCGCCACCGCCCACGCGGCCGGGACCTCCGCGCCCCAGACCTACTACCGCACCTAGGCTGGCATCGTGCTGTTCTCCTCGACCGAAGGACCCGCCGGGGACGGCGCCGCCGACGACGCGTGGTGGATCGCCGAGGTGTACGCCGCCGCGGTCGAGCGCGCCAGGGCCGGCGACCAGGACGAGGCGCCGGGGGACGGCAGCACCGCCTGACGTGCGGCCCGGGGCCCCTAGCTCCCAGCTTCCCCCGGGCCGCATTCCAGCGCTGGTAGCTCAGTGGATTGAGCAGCCCCACCTTAGGGGATGGTCCGAGGTTCGAGTCCTCGCCGGCGCGCGACCGCCGGTCGCCCGGATATGGCCACGACACAGCTGATATCCCTCCACGGGCGACCGGCGGTGCTTGCCTTCCGTCTCCCGGTTACGTAGCGTGCGGGCATGGAGGGGACCCCGCTGCTGCCCGGCTCGCTGGATGAGTTCAAGGCCGCGCACCCGAACGTGACCACCCGCCGCGACGAATACGGCACCTGGTACGCGACGGTGCACCTGGACTGCGGGTGCGCCGAGATGCACGACGACAGCGAGGCGGTGCTGCTCGCCCGGCTGACGGCCGCGCTGGGCGGCTAGTCCGCGGCGCGGAGCCACCGCGGGCGCGGCATCGCGGGCCGGCGCGGGGCGCGGGCGGCCAGGCCCGCGGTGAAACCCCGGTCGTACTCGCGGGCTGCGCGCTGCCCGGCCAGCTCCTCATCCCAGGCGACCCGGGTCAGCTGCGAGGCCGCGGCCCGCAGGTCCGCGTGGAACTCGAACACCGCGCAGATATGGCAGGCGCCCTCCGGGTCCGCCAGCGCCGCCTCGAACGTGGCCAGTACCGCCGCGATCCGGCGCCGCAGGTACGCCCAGTCGGGGTCCCGCGGCCCGGGTAGCGGTATCGGCCCGGTGTTAGACATGCGTCCTCCCCCACCCATCACGCCCACGGCAGGATCAGGCCCTCCAGCCAGGGCTGTCGTTGTCACCAGGAAGCATTCGTCACCAGGAACCCCATTATTACGCGCCACGCGGGGGATGCAAGGGGTTCCGGTGCGTTACGGGGGAAAGTCGCGATGGTTAACACGGGTCCGCTTTCAGCCCTCGGTGCCGTCCCGGCGGCGGCCAGGGTCCGCGTCCTCCTGCTGCAGTTCCGCGATCATCCACACCCGCCGGGGCACGTCCCAGCGCCCGGAGATGTCGTCCCAGGTCTTGGCGTCGGCGGTGCCCTTGCCGAACATCTGCTCGCCGGACGGGTCGGTGACGCGCCGGGGAAGGTCAAGGAAACGCTCCCAGATCGCCTGGGCATAGGGGCGGACGGCCTCCTCGCGGGAGGAGTCGAGTACCGGCGCGGGCGGTAGGGCCCGCGCCTCGGTGACCGCGGCGGGCCGCTTCGCGGGGGCGGTCTCGTCGCGGATCAGCGTGTCCGTCTCGCCGTGCAGGAAGGCCAGTACCGACCCCGGCCCTTCGTACGGGATCTTGTACGCCTGGGCGGCGTCCTGCAGCGCCCACTTGGTGAACGTGCCCGGCCGGTAGTTCTTCTCCAGATCCTGGACGAGCCGCAGGTTGATGTAACGATCGTCGGCGAACTTGCCCCGGACCTGGTAGCCGAGCACGTCCTCGCGCCAGTCCTGGAGGGCCTTGCCGAACTGCGCCCACCGCTCGGCCGGGACACCGGTCACGGCCCGCTGCGCCCTGGATGCCACCGTCGTGTCCCCTTTTACGCCTGGAGTTGCCGCCCCGTAACTGACTCTGACTGACAGGGGGGTTGCCGTCAAGCAACCTCATCTGTCGTCAGTACCGGCATGCTACTAGAGAAAGAGCAGCATAACGAGGGTCTTACTAGAAATCGTGCTAGCTCCGGGCGGCGGAACTTTTCTCCTTGTAGTACTAGACAAGACTCCAGGTAACTCCTATTCTCGTCACATGCCTCCTGTTCCGACCGCCCAGCCAGACGGCGTGAAGATCCATGCGCTCATCAAGGCCCGCGATGGCGAGACATACGCCGTGGAGCGGTTCGCCCGCAGGATCGGCCGCCATCCGCACTCCATCTGGAACCTCATCCAGGGCCGCAACGCCGGGACGGCGTTCCTCCGGCAGGTCGCCCGCGAACTCGGCGTCAGGCCATCAGAGATCAGCGACATGGACGACGACGCCGGGAGCGAACCGGAGCCGAAGGTCCCGGCCGCCTAGACACGAAAAAAGGGGCGCCGCTGACACGGCGCCCCATGAGCGGGAGAGAAAACCCGCTCCAAGCATAACAACCAGTAAGGGAGAGACCCCCAAGTGACACCCGACGACATCCAGCTACTGACCTATGACGAGGCCGTGGCGCTGCTGCCCGACGGCGAGCAGATCCACACGTTCATCCAGGCGGGACCCGCCATCATCGGCGCCGACTGGGAACGGGCCGACGTCCTGGCGCTGCTGCGGCGGACCGGGCGGCGCGAGGTCACCGGAGAGGCCGCGCAGGGCATGGGGCACGGCCTGGCCGCGTCCCTCCCCGTCACCGACGAGCCCCTGTTCATCGAGACGAGGACGGCGTCATGACGGGCGGCACGCTCGCGCTGGGCTGCTCCTTCGCGGCGCTCTGCATCCTCCTCGGCGTGATGATCGGCTGGCCGGTCGGGCACTGGCGCGGCATGAGGCACGCCGCCGAGGACGCCGAGGACGCCAGGGACGCCGCGGTCATCGCCGGGTGGAAGGGGATCGCGGACGCCACCCCTGACCCGGCACCGCTGCCCGTGAAGCCAGTGGCGCTGCACGGCGGGCCGGGGAAGCACCGGCACCCCGCCGGGCCGCGGCACGCGGAACTCCCCGCCGCCGGATACCTGCCCGCGGAGACCAGCCCGTGGGCCGGCACGATGACCCTGCCCGCGCCCGTGCAGTCACCGCCATGGGAGACCCTGCCGCCGGAGACGGTGCAGCTGTCGGGAATCCGCAGTCGCGAGGTCATCCCGGAGTATGAGGAGCCGCAGACGGAGGTACTCGAGCCGACCGCGGCGGACTGCGTCCGCCCGGACGCGCTGACCGACACGGGGTGGACCCGGCAGGAGGCCAGGAGGCTGGTGCAGGAGATGGACCGGGACATCGAACGCATAGAGCAGGACGCGGGCGCCTGGATCGCCGAGCGCATCGGCGCCACCGACAGCACCCTGAAAGCGATCACCCGGTGAACGGCCCGCAGAATTTCCGCGAGGCCGACCTGATCCTCAGCGGCAACGCCGACCCCTGCTCGTACGGCTGCCCGCACAGCGGCTGCCCGCACGAGATGGCGATGATCGGCCGCGCCATCGGCCACGGCCTGCTCTCGGCCGCCGCCGCCGTCATCGCCGCCGCGAACCACAGGCTCGACCCGGCCGGACGGCACGAATGGCTCATGGCCACCGACCCGGACTACGCCGCCGAGCAGGCAGCGGAGGCGACGCTATGACCACCGTCAGCGTCACCGCCGGGCACATCGCCAAGGGCCAGCGCGACTCGTGCCGGCGCTGCCCCGTCGCGCTCGCGATCAACGAAACCTTCCCGGACACCGAGCTGGTCGCGGTCGACAGCGCCTACGTCACCATGGGTCGCGGCCCGCTGCGAGGCGGCTGGATCGAACTAGAGCTGCCGGACGCCGCGACTCGCTTCATCGAGGCATTCGACTGCCATGACCCGGTTGAGCCGTTCACGTTCGACCTGGACTACCCGGCGGTAACGCCGTGATCTGGCCGGACCCCCTGACGCCCTGGGCGGGACGGCGCGCACCCGGCCTCCCGCTAGGGGACTACCTCCGCCGCGGCGAGACCGGGTTCTGTGCCGACTGCATCGAGAACCCGGGCGCCCCGTGCCCAGACCACGCACCGGAGGACTCATCATGACCGCGACCGAAGCCGAAGTGACCGCCGTGCACCCACCCGGAACCCAGCTCGCCGCCTACACGCCCGGCCAGGTCGAGGAATACCGGCCCCGCATCGTCATGGACGAAAAGGCCGCCAAAGCCCTCGACGACCAGCTCCGCGCCTGCATGCTCGCCGTCCTCCGCCCCGGCGTCGACTACGGCACCATCCCCGGCATGGGCGACAAGCCCAGCCTGTTCAAGCCCGGCGCCGAGAAACTCATCCAGTGGTTCGGGTTCGGATTCACCAGCGAACGCGGCGAGACCGAACGCGACAGCGACGGGAACCGCCTCGGGGTCACCTACCGGTGCACCGTCACCAAAGGACTCCCCGACGGCCGCACCATCACCATCGCCACCTGCGAAGGGTACGCAGGCTACGACGAGGACCGGTTCTACACCTCCCCCGAGCAGGCTGTGGCCAAGGCGGCCAAGGCCAAGGCCCGGGAAGAGTACAACGCCGCCAAGTACAACCGGGCTCCCAACCCGGCCAAGTGGCAGTTCATCACCGAGTACCGGGCACCGTGGAACACCGTCATCAAGATGGCGCAGAAGCGCGCCCACGTCGGCGCCGCGATCGACGCCACCGCCGCCGCCGGGCTGTTCACCCAGGACCTGGAGGACATGACCCCGCCGCCAGGACGCGACGACGAGAACGGCAGCGGGACGGGCCACCAGCCGGCGGACGAGGCGTGGGAGAACTCCACCCCGGCACCGCCACGCCAGAACCGGACGGCCGGAAACGGCAAGCCCGCACGGCAGGACCAGCCGGACACGCCCGCCGGTGACAGCCGCCCGTGGGCCAAGATCGCGCTCGAGCAGGCCAAGGCCGGCACGTTCAAGACCGAGGCCGGAGCATGGGCACTCTGGCGCGAAGCTGCGGAACCCGGCAAATGCACCCCGAAGCAGAAGGACGAAATCCAGAACAACGTCGCCGTCTGGATCAAGGCCCGGCGCCGGGAAGCATCCGGCACGATCCTGCGGCAACTCCCCGAGGCCGCCGCTGACTGGCGGGCCGCAGTCGAGGGACTCAACGGCGACGACATCGAGGCCTGCCGGGAAGCGCTCGAGGAGATCGGCCGCCTCAAAGGCGAGGGGACGATGAACGAGATCCTCGCGGGCCGCATCGGCGGAGCCATCATCGCCCTGTGCCCGAAGGCCGCGTACGCGGGTGACGACGATGCCTGAGTCGCACAGCAAGGGCGAGCAGCGGCACCGCCCGCTCGTCTCAGCGGACGCCGGCAGTCAGACCGCCACGACCCGCGCCGCCTATGGCCTGCCGTTCAAGCCGTACGTCTACCGGGGCGGCGAGACCGAGCCGTCCGCCGTGACTGCGGCCCGCGAACGGCACCGGGCGCTCGACGCCGAGATCGAGCGCGTCCGCGCGCAGGCTGTCGAGCAGGCCGCGCAGGGCGGTGCGCCGTGAACGCCGCCTGCCTCCGCCGCACCGCCGCCACCCGCGCCGCCAAGGTGCTCATCCGCGCGGCCATCACCGCCATCCACCTCGCCCGGGTCGCCCGCCACCCGGTCTGGTGGGCCCGCTACGCCCGGGCCCGGAGGCACCCGGCCCCGGGGCCGGGCCGGGACGACGGCGACCTGCTGTCCGTCGAGGAGGCCCAGGCCCTCGGCAACCTTGAGGCCGGCCGCGACGTGAGGAGCCGGACGTGAAGGCCCTCGCCGTCGGCTGCTGGGTGGCCGCCTGGTGCGTCGCGTCAGTCGCGACCGCCGCCGTCTGGGCCGCCATCCGGAGGCACGATGGCGGCGTGACCGTCGCCGTAGCCACCGTCACCGCCGCCGCCCTCGGCGCCGGCGCGGCCGGGCTCGCGTACATCGGGGCGGCGCTGTGGTGACGAAGCTGCCGGCCGGGGCCAGGGCTGAGCCCAGCGCGGCCCTGGCCGGTTTCCAGGGCGGTGACGCCCGCGCCAAGTGGAAGGCGGCCCTGGCCGCGCACAACGCCGCGAAGAGACGGGGACGGGTCAGGCGGGCGGCGCGGCAGCCCGGCCCCGGCATGATCCGCAGGCCGCCGCCGGAGCCGCCGCCGGACGGGGACCAGGCCGCCTAGCACGTGCCCATCCGCTAGCTGAGGAGACAGGGACCACTTGAGTGGCGCGACCCAACTGGGAGTACATCCGCGTGGACGTGCTCCTGCCCGAGCACCCGAAGGTCGAGGGGCTGTCCGACAAGGCGTTCCGCGCCCTGGTCACCCTGTGGTGCTACTGCGGACGCCAGCGCACCGACGGCATCGTCACCCGCAAGCAGTGGGAGGCGTGGCCGCCGAAGGTGCGGGACGAGCTCACCGCCGCGGGCCTGGCCCAGCCGATGGACATCGGCGACGGGTGCGTTATGCACGACTTCACCGGCCCGGACGGGCACCAGCGGTCACGCAACGAGATCGAGGAGGCGTCAGTTACCCGTTCGGAGAAGGCGCGGAAGGCGGCCAGTGCCCGCTGGGGCAACCGCCCGGCATAGCTAACCGCATGCCCGTAGCAATGCTCCAAGCATGCTACGAGCATCCCCCGAGCACATGCTCGACGGTCAGGTCCGGGCAGATGCTCCACGATGCCCTAGGCAGAGGCAGAGGCATAGGCATACAAGCACCCGCGCCTACGGCACGAACGGTGCAAGCAACTCTCCTGCTTTTTAGACAGCTAAAAGTCGGCTTTGACGGTAACTGTTAAAGGCGCGAAAATGTGAAAGCCGGAAACTGGAAAATGAAGTGCTTCGACTGTGATGAAGACGGCCACATAGCGGCCAATTGTCCTAATGGCGAAATCGACGTCAGCGGGAAACCGCCCTGGTGCGGCATCTGCGATGAACGCACCCGGCTGCTCGGCCTTGATGAGGTTCACCGCTGCCCGGTCTGCCATCCGCTGCGGCATCGCATGCTGAAACAGCACCGCAAATGCCCGCGCTGTCACATGACGGTCCATCAGTGGGATACCGAGGAGTGCGGAAGCCATTCGTCGCCCGTCGCTGCCGACCGGCGGCCGGAAAAGGAACACGTCGACGCCATTCTTGCGGCGAATTCGGGAGACGGGAAATGACCGCCGTCCTGGCCGCCGCCGTCCGCGCCGTCGCCTACACGCTCCTCGGCCTCGCCTACCTGGCGTGGATCCTCTGGGCGGCTCTCAGCCACACGGGGTTCGCGACGGTGGCATGGCTCGCGGTCGTGTTCGTGACGATCGCCGGGTCCGGCGCGGCGCTGGAATGGCTCGGGAAACGACGCCGGGGAGGCACGCGGTGAGCCGCCCGAAGGGAAGCCGCAACCGGAACGTGATCCCGTGCCCGTCGGAGGCCGCGTACAAGCGCCACATCCGCCGCCGCGAGGTCCCGTGCGAGGAGGATTTCGCCGCCGTGAACGATGCGATCAACAGGCGCCGGGAGGCCCGGAAGGAGGCCGGCGATGGCTGACGACCTGCTGAACGGCCGGAAGGCCACGGACTTCGAGCTCGCCGCGGTCGGGCACGGCCGCCAGTGCGACCGGGAACGGGACGCGGCCGTGCTCGGGGGGCTGCTGTCGGAGTACCCGCGGCAGCCGGTGCCGGTGTCGCGGCCGGTGACGGACGTGTTCGGGGAGCTCCCGTGACCGGCGACTGCCTGTGCCTCAACCTGGGCATCGAATGCCTGTGCGCCCGCCGTGGGCGCCCCGTGCGCGCGCCGCACGGCACCCTGGCCGCGGCCCGCCGCCACTACCGCCGCGAGGGGCCGGGGTGGGTGTGCCGGCCGTGCAGGCAGGCTGAGGGTCGCGACACCGCCGCCCGGACCCGGCCCCGGAACCGGTCCAGGCCCGCGCCGCCGCCGTACCCGCGTGACCCGGGGCGGCAGGTCCGGGAGATGCGCGAGTACGCGGGGCTGACCCAGGAGGAACTGGCGGGGCTGCTCGGCGTGATACGGCTGACGGTGATCCGGTGGGAGACCGGGCAGCGCAGGCCCCGCCCGGGGATGCTGGCGCGGGTAGCGGAGGTCACCGGCGCCACGGCCGCGGCGGCCCCCTGGGATGTGGCTGCGTGACCGCGCTCGCGCTCTGGGATGACGACAGCCTGCCGGACATGCCGGAGCCAGTCCCGCCCGCGCAGCCCAGGCTGACCGAGCGGGACGTGCTGGACCTCCTGCACCGCCGGTACGGCCAGCAGTCCTACAACGGTGCCGTCAGCGCACGCCGCTACATCTGCGCCGAGCACGTCCGGGCCCGCACCGGATTCGACACGCGGACGGCCGACTTCATGGCGGTCGACACCTGGGAATCCAGCATGCGGCAGGGCTGGCTGACCGTCCACGGCGTCGAGGTGAAGGTCTCCCGCTCCGACTGGCTCCGCGAACTGAAGGACCCGAGCAAGGCGGCCGAGGGCATGCACTACGCCTCGCACCGCTGGCTGGCCGTGCCCCACGCCTCCATCGTCCGCGACGGCGAACTACCGGACGGCTGGGGCCTGCTGCACTACGTCCGCAACCGGGGCCTGGTCGCCAAGATCAAGGCTGCGGATCGCGGCGGTGAGCCGCTGAGCCCGTCGGCCATCGCCGCGCTGCTGCGCGCCGCAGTGAAGACCGCCGAGGTGCGTCATGGCCGCTGACCGCAACGCTGACAGCAACCGGGAATATGGACTCCAGTGGACAGGGGCCGACATGCGTGCCTTTACCTGGGTTTTCCGCACTGGAGTCCGCTCCTGTCCGCCGTTGCCTACGACTACGGATCAGAAGGCTGGGGGTTCGAGTCCCTCCGAGCGCGCCAGCCTGACCAGCGGCTATACCGTCCCGTGACCTTCTGACTCCCGATCAACCGGGTTGCGTGACCGCAACCGTGACAGCAACCGGAGCTAAGAACCGACCGGCCCCCATGTGGCCCACCGCTCTTTCGCGTCACGGATCAGCCGGCCCAGCGCGGCTCCGCTCATCCGTGGAGGCAGGCCGTCATCTTCGCGTTCGAGGTTGCCCGTCGCCTTGCGCACCCGCACGATGTGCTGAAGCAGCGGCAGTTCCGGGTGGAACCATTCCCCGCCGATGTGCAGCTCCCTGAATTTCCGGTGCACGGCGCTCTCCTCCTTGTGGCCGCCCGCCTGGATGGCCATGAGGGCGAGCTGGCCGTGCTCGCGGGCGAGGGCCGCGAGGCGGGTAGCGGCCTTGCGGGACGTCCCGACCTTGATCATCCCGTCAGCGCGCCGGACGTAGTAGACCGTCTCGGCCTGGCAGCGTACGGCGGTCTCGGCCCACTGGAGAGCGCGCCGGTAGTGGTGATCGCAGAAGAACGTATCGGCTACCTCGTACAGCGCGGGCTCGCCGCATACCGCCCAGAGTCCTAGGTAGCCGTCGCGGGTGCGCCAGTAGGCGGTGCAGGTGGCAGGATTGCTCACAGCCGGACTCGCTTCCGGTCAGGGCCGGGGAGCGGTGTTAGAGCACCGTCCGGCCCGCTTGATGTCAGTCTCGATTTTACCTGCGCTACCATGGCCGCACCGGGTTCCGTTCCATCCGTGACGACGGATGACGCCGCCGGATGCCGTGGCGCGGCTAGACAGCGCCTCCAGTCCTAGATGGAGGCTGTCTCATGCAGGTTCTTGAAACGCTGTTCCCTGACTACGAGCCGGATTACCGCACCCGCGTGTACTTCGGTCTCGGCCACGACATCGAGCGAGTCAAGATCGGCATCACTGGCCGCGAGAACGGGCACCGTGGTGGCGAGATGCACTTCGACGAACTCTGCTGCATTCCTGGTGACAGGCTGATCGAGCAGCGATATCACCGGAAGTACGCAGCAGAGCGTATCGGGAAGACCGAATGGTTCAGGCTGTCTGACCGGCTGCTCATGGATCTCATCGTGATGTGCGTTGAGCAGGGGCGCACCCGGTCTGTCGAGACCCTCCGGGGCATCGTGCTACAGCGACTCCGGGAAGCCGCCGCATGAGTGCTCCCCGCCACATCGCCGAGGACGACAGGCTGTATGCGCTGTGGATGAAGCATGAGCGAAACAGCGGCGGCATGATCCGCTGGGAGAACGCACACAGGGAACGAGGGCATATTCGCAAACGGCAGGAGGCCCGCATGAGCGCGCTCTTCGCACGTCCAGAGGGTTATTACGAGACGTATCCAGAGGTCAACTGGGATCTAGCGCAAGAGCGCTGGCTGGGCGTCCGGTTTCCAAATAGCCGTTCGGCCATACTGCTAGCCGTCTGCCTGACATGCAGCTGGAGCCCGGAAAGCGAGACGGTAGTGGCGAAACCGGAGCGGCGTCATGTCGCGGAGTTCATCACCGAGGCTCAGCACTGGTATGAGTGCCCCGGTGTCCCGCAGATGAAGTTCTGGTGGCTTGGCGAGACGGACCTCTAGCGCTGGCGCAGTCCTTCGAGTACCCGGTCCATCACGTCCGCCCCGGCCCGCGGCACGTCCTCCAGCGCGTGCACGTACACCTGCGTCGTGGAAATCCGCGCGTGCCGCAGCATCCGCTGCACCGTCTTCAGGTCCGCGCCGCCGGCGAGGGCGTACGACGCGCACGCGTGCCGCAGGTCATGCAGCCGCGCCGGCCGCTGGATGCCCGCGCGGGCGCGGACTTTCTCCCATTGCCGGTTGATGTTCCGCGGCTCGACCGCCGTGCCGAGGTTCGTGGTGAATACGAGGCCGAGGTCGGCCCACGTGGGCGCGGCCATCCGCTGGCGCCGCTGCTCCGCCAGCTGCCGGCCCAGCGCCTCCACGGCCGCGTCGGGGAGCGGCACCAGGCCGCGGGACGCCGCGGTCTTCAGTCCCCGCGCTATCAGCTTCCCGCCCTGCCGCTGCACCTGCAGCCCCGGCGTCCAGATCCGCCGGTCGAGGTCGAGGTCGTCCCACCGCATGCCGAGGCCCTCGCTGCGCCGGAACCCGAGCAGGAACGCGAGGAGCCAGTAGCACCACCACCGGTCCTCGCCCATCGCGGTGAGGAGCGCGGACACCTCGCCGGGGGTGAGGATGACCGGTTCGGCCGGGCGTTTCTTCGGCGGTTTCACGAGGTCGACCACGTTGCGTTCCAGGCCGGCGGTCTCGTCGCGGATCGCGTCGGCGATCATCTTGCGGAGGATCTCGCGGCAGTAGGCGACGGTGCGGGGTGACAGGGGTTTCGGCGGCGGCCCGTTCTTGCGGCGCTTGGGGGGCGTCCGGGCGGCGGGCTTGCGGGAGAGGCGGTCCTGCCAGTCGCGGACGGCGGCGGCGGACAGGGCGGTGAGCCTGATGTGGCCGAGGCCGTCTTTGCGGGACAGGATGTGGAGGCGGGCGTTGCTGGCGTAGGAGTCCGCCGTGGATTGCGTCATGTGGCCGGCGCGGACGTACTGGGGCAGCGTCTCGCCGGTCCAGCGGGCGAACGCGTCGGCGACGGTCTGCCCGGAGTCCGACGGGATGCCGCGCGCCAGGGTCGCCTCGAGGTCGGCGCGTTTGTCCATGGCTTCGCGGCGGGTCTTGCCGTAGACGTAGCGGGGGCGGGTGTCGATGCCGCCGCCGGGCGGGTAGGCGCGGGCTTGCCAGCGGCCGTCGGCGCGTTTCCAGGGTTTGCCTTCGCGGTTGGGCCGCGCCCCGGCCGGCTTCCCGGTCACGGCTTGACCCTGGATCTGTGACCGTAGACGTTGCAGGCCACCGCGATGGCGATGGTGCCGCACAGCGGCCACAGGGTGCCGTACGACAGCCCGATAGCCCCGGCGGCGACGGACAGGAGCATCGTGATGTTCATCCAGACTGGATCACCGCGCGGCCAGACGAACCACCTGACGATGTTCCAGCCGAGGCGGAGCTGATCTCGCACCGGCAGCATGACCTTCTGACTGTCCATGCCCGTAACACTACCCAGGATGGACATGTCTGGTCTAGAGTGGACTCCGGATGTCTCCATTTACCGTCAACCGTGGCGGGAGAGCACGGGAGCCTGTCTCCAGGCCCCGGCAGGCGAAGGGATGACGATGACCGACGTAGGGCTCGAGGCGCTCGACCTGCTCACCGCCAGCGAGGTCGCGCAGCGGCTGAAGTGCTCGCCGAAGAAGGTCACCCGCCTGGCCGCCGAGGGCGAGATCCAGAAGGTGAAGCTGGGCTCGCTGGCCCGGTACACGCGGGCGTCGGTGGATGCGTACGTGCAGCGCCTGATCGCCGAGGCGCAGGCGGCCAAGGCGTCATGACTTCCGGGCGGCGGCGGCGGACCGCTAGAGACCGCTTGCAACAGCCGGCCTGCTCACGGCTACGACTCCTGGCCCGAAGGCCGGCAGCCGTCGCCCGGAACGCAGAAAACAGGGCCCATCGCACGTCATGCGCGATGGGCCCTGTTCTCACCCCGAGAGGGGCTAAGCGTACTACGGTCAGTCGACCCAGAACTTGATCCCGGCCGGCAGCGGCGCGGACGCGGGCTTGGCTCCGGTGTGCAGCGCGTTCTCGTACGCGGCCAGCGCGTCGCCGAACGTCCCGAACTTGACCGCCGTCATGCGCAGCAGCGCGGCGGGCGGCACACCCAGCTTGGCGGCGAGCTGCGCGAGGGAGAACTGCCCGGCGGTGATGTACTCGCCGTGGAACCCGGCCGGCATCTTAGCGCCCTGGTAGGCGAGCGCGGCGAGGTCGTCGATCGTCCCGTGGAACACGGAGCAGTCGCAGACCCCGACGCCGGGGACGGTGAACGCGTCCGTAAACTGCCAGAGCTGGTGGGGCGGGTCGGGCTCGCGGGTGCCGTACGCGGCGACCCAGGTGACGGGCTGCAGTCCGTGCGCCGCGGCGTAGTTCAGCCCGGAGTAGTCCCACGGCGGGTCGCCGAGCGCGGCGCGGATGATCTTGGCCCAGGTGACCCAGCGGGCCTGCTGGTTGCCGGGTCCTTCCTCGATGTCGGCGATGACCTTCTCGCCGGGCCGCAGCTTGCCGAGCAGGCTGATGAGGGCCTTAGCCTGGGCGGTGACGTCCTGGGAGGTGATGTAGGCATAGAAACCTATGAAACGCGCGCCCCCTGCATGCAGCGCGTCACGGCGCGCACCGCCGTACCACGCCTTATCAACTCTGGTTCCGTATAGGGCGCGGACTATGATCGCCTGTGACCAGCGAAGATACGCGGCATCGGCCAGGTCAGGCTGCCACTCGCTGATGTCGGCCAGCAGGACCACGGAGGACGCGAACGTGAGGGCGGCGTGCGCGGCGGCCGGCGACGGGGTCTCGCTGTCGAGCCGGCCGGCGCGGAACGGCACGGGCTGGTCTGGCGTCAAGGCGTATCTCCGTTTCCAGGGGTGGCGCAGCATGAGGCAGGCCGGGCCGACATTGGTGCAGCCGGCGGGCTTGGCGCAGCAGCCGGTGTCCCGTGCCCAGGCCGGGCCGAACGTGAAGCTCACGGCCCGGCGGCGGGGCCCTTGACCCTGCGGCGGGGCGGCCGGGCGCGCAGGATGTGCCCGGCCAGCATGAAGTCGGGCCAATCAGCTGCGACTGCGAGCCACGCGGCGGCCCGCGAACCGAGTTCGAGGATGTCCATCTCGGCGATCGTCATGGGACTCCTGGGTGACGGGATCCGAGGTCGCGGGGCCGGTCTCCGGCGGGCCGCCAGCTGGCGCGGCAGGTGCCGCACATGGCGGCCGGGTCGAGGTCGGCCCAGGTGCCGCAGCGGGTGCAGTAGGCCATGGCGGCCTCTCAGTCGGCTCCCGCCGCGGCGGGTCACTCCGGCGCGGCGGGAGGCGCTGCCATCGTCGGTCCCGGAAGATCCTGCATCGGCGGATCTGGCAGCGGTGACACATCAGCTCTCGGGGCGGGAGCGTGCAGCGTCTTGGGTGACCGGGGCGGCACCACGGGCGGCAGCGACGGCCGGGGAGTGTGGCGTGCCGCATAACCGGCCATGAACGTGATGACGGACGGGATGGCCACATACACCCAGGAGGCCACCACGTCAGGCACCGAGCCCTTGAACACGTAGCGGCCCGCGATCCACAGCAGCAGCCCGGACACGGCAGCGGCGGCCGTGCTGGCCTGGACTTTTCTCTCTACTGGGAGACCCACGGCAACCTCGCTCTTTACAGGACGCCTGCGGCGTGCTCCGCTGGTAGTACGCCATTGCGGTCCATCGCCGACCGGAAAGGGATGCGAGGCCGCGCCGCCCCCTCCAAGCCCGGCGCGGCCTTCATCACGTCCCCGTTATTTCTAGCGTTTCGTGACGTACAGAACGAGGCTGACGAGCGCGATCAGGACCGCGACCACCGCGATGACCGAGCCCATGTTGAGGCGCTGGTCGCTGCGCGTGTCAGCGGCGCCGGCGTTGCTGCCCTCACCCCGGTCCACGCGTTCTTTCAAATCGTCGAGGCGGTCCGCCAGCGACTTCAGGGACGTCGCGGTCTGCTGGGCGTTGGAGGCGATCGTCTCCTTAGTCGCCTGCTCGGACTTGGTGATGGCCAACGTATTGCTTTTGTTCTGCTCGGCGGCGGCTTCCTTCTGGGCGGCCAGCGCGGCGGTCAGGGCCAGCGCGTTCGAGGCGAACGTCCCGTCGATGGCCAGGAACTTCTCGACGGCCACGTCTTGCACGTTGCGGATGTCGCCTTGCAGGACTTCCCGCAGTGCCCGGTTGGCCTTGTCGATGTCGGACGGGACTTCCCGCACGTTCAGGGCGAGGAGCTTGGTGGCTTCGTCCATCCCGTCGATGCGGGATTCGAGGAGCTCCCGCAGGGCGTTGACCTGCTTGTCGGTGTCGGACGGGACCCGGCCGACGGTAGCGGCGAGGAGTTCGGTTGCCTTGTCCATCGCGCCGAGGCGGGTCTCGAGCAGGGCCGCCAGCGCGGCGATCTGCCGGGCGGTGGCCTCCTGCTGCCGCTCCCGCAGGGTGTCGGCCTCGGTGCGGAACGCCTTGAGTTCGGCCGCGACGAGTTCGGTGGCGCGGTCCATCCCGGCGAGCCGGGTTTCCATGACCTCGCGGAACGCGTCGACGGCCCGGTCGACGAGCTGTGTGGTCCGTTCCGTCGGGTCCGTCGGGTCCGCCGGGTCCGGCCGCCGGCCGTTGCCGGGATGCGTCGCTTCGGTCATGCAAAGGCCCCCCGGGCGCTACAGGGTCACATGACCTTTCACCTGGTAAAATGGGCATATCAAAGCCCGGCGGGCGCGGACACGCCCCCGGGCGCGGCGAGCCCCTCGGAGGCCCACATGATGACCGTACCCCTGCATGGCCCGAAAGCGGCCGGCCGGGTCGCCCGGGTGGATGACGGCGACTACGACCTGGTGATGGCCCACCGGTGGAACGTGCTGGAGCAGGACCGCCCGGGACACTGGCCGATCGGCCCCTACGCGACGACCAACCTCCCGGATTACGGCACCACGATGCTCATGCATAAGCTGATCACCGGCTGGCCGCGCACCGACCACGCGGATCACGACGGCCTGAACAACCAGCGGTACAACCTGCGGCCGTGGACTGGCGGCCAGAACCTCCAGAACGCGCGGAAGCGGGCCGGTTCCTCATCGGTTTACAAGGGCGTGAGCTGGGACAAGGTGAACAGGAACTGGCTGGCCCGGATCTGCGTCGAGAAGCATGAGCGCAACCTCGGGCGGTACGCCTCGGAGATCGACGCGGCCATTGCTTATGACGCGGCGGCTCGTGAGGCATTCGGCGAGTTCGCCTGCCTGAACTTCCCTGCGTGACCCACCAGCCTTGTCCCGGCGGGTGCGTCTCGGTCATGGCCTCCCCCGGGGCGCTACAGGGTCACTGGGACGCGTTCAGGCTAGAGGTCCCAACCATCCCAACTATCCCTACCACTGGCTTGAGTTCACGGTTATCGAGGCCACGGCAAAACTCACAGTGTCGCCGTTGACGACCCCGGTGATCGAGGTGATCGCCCCTTGCAGCCACCGCAGCGGCGTGCCCGCGGAGTCCCAGATCTCGATCGCGGTCACCGTCGACCAGGTGCCGGTCGCGGCCCAGGAGACCAGGTTGGAGTTGGACATGGTGCCGCCGGACGGCGCGGCGCAGAACGTGGTGCCGAGGCTGGCGCCGCCGGCGGTGTACCCGCTGGCGCCGGTCAGCTCGGTGCCGGGGGTGACGTTGGTGCCCTGCGCGGTCATGAGCCGCAGCTTGTAGGGCGGGGTGATGACGAGGGCGGAGCCGCCGCCGGTGCCGGGGGTGAACGTGGCGGTCGCGGACGCGGTGAACCACGCCTGGAGGATCCAGTTAACTCGAGCCTGGTCAGTCATGTTGGCCATCAGGGCGCCGCCTTTGCCGCTGGTAGGGGGTTACGCCGGATGCCGGGGAGGATGCGCCGACGCCACCGGCCGCAATCGCACAGGCCGCAATCGCTGCCGGGCCGGTAGTGGGCGTGCGCGGCCGGCTGGTGGCCGCACCGGCACCGCCGCCACCAGGCCACCGGTCAGCCCGGCGTTCCCGGCGCGGCCATCTCGCCGATGTAGGCGTGGTGGACGGGCCGGCAGGGTTCGCCGGTGGTGGCCGCGGCGACCCCGTGGTGGTGGTCCTTGGGGCAGCACGAGCATTCCAGCGCGGCGTGCGGGTCGGCATCGTCGTAGATGACAACCGATGCCTGGCAGCCCAGGCAGGTGATGACGCGTGCCATGCGGCGTCTCCGTTCTCTAGGCCGACGCGACCGTGATCGGCGTCATTTCGGTGTTGGCCAGGGACAGCAGTCCCGTCAGGGATTGATCCACGCTGACGTATGGCGTGATGGTGGCGACCTGAGCGAGGTCATCCCAGCTGTAACTGCCAACCGGAAAGCTGACGGGCTGGCTCAAATTCACTTCCCCGCCATAGCCGAAATCGGCCAGAACGAGCTTCACGACGGTCCCGGCCTGGTCGGTCCCCGGATCGACGGGGACGCCGCCGAGGTTGGTGAGCTGCCCGTACCGTGCGGTGAACGGCCCGGCAAACGACGCGCGCTGGTAGATGCCCAGCACCTGCGAGCCGACCGCCTGCGCCGCCCCGGCGGACATGGTGCCCACGTCGGAGATGTCGATGAACGTCTCCATCACGCCGTGCGCGGCGACGCTGGCCGCGTTCTGGACGGAGGTGACGGCGAAGGCAGCGGCGGCGCCCGATCCGCTGGTGTCGTCGGCGGAGGACTGGTACCGCAGGTAGATCGTGTTGATGTCCCCGCCGAGGGTCCTGGGCACGGGGCTCACCGAGATCAGCAGCCGGTTCGGGGTGGTCGGCAGGGGGAAGACGGTCAGGTCGTCGCCGGGGGTCCCGCCGGGCTGGCTGGAGACCATCCAGGTGAGGCCGCCCCTAGTGCAGATGAGGGTGAGCAGGGCGCTGATGGTCTGCGCGCCGGAGTCGACCTGCTGCCCGTACCAGGCCCCGGACGGGGTGCCTACGCCCGGGTTCTGCCAGGGCAGCCCGCGGGCGATGGCGTTGTTGATGCTCTGGTCGGGCTGGCTGTGCGGCCAGGTGTCGGTGTAGATGGCGAGGTAGTCCTGCCCGCGGGTGCCGGCGCCGGACGCGGTCAGGGTCCACCCGGACGGGGTGGGCTGCGGCTCGTCGAGTTTCCCGGACCACACCTGGTGCCCGCCGCGGGTGATCCGGACCTGCCACCCCGGATTAAAGAGCTGGGTGCGGTAGGCGGCGGGGACCATGACGGTGGCGGTCATCTGGTCGGCGCCGCCGGGGCACGTGAAGCTGTAGGTGAGGGCGGTGACGACGCCGAGGGACCCGAGCGGGGTCCACCGGGCGGAGGTCTCGGTGACGTCGCCTGCGCTCATCGCCGACGAGGCGGCCGGGGTGTAGCTGACGTTGACGAACCCGGCGAACGGGACGGACAGGGAGGTGACGGTGAACGGGCCGCCGAGCCCGGCGGAGCTGGCGAAGACGTCCCCCGGGTTGATGCTGTCCGACTGGGCTGTCGTCACGACGAAATACGTGGTGGTGCCGCCGGAGATCGTGTATTTCCAGCCGGGGGGGGCGACCATGACCTGGGATGACAGCGGGTAGGCGTAGGGGACGGCGGCGCCGGGGGAGGCGAACACGAGCCCGCCGGTGGCCTGCAAGATGCTGAGCGTCCCGTTGCCGGACAGGCCGGCGGTGAACCCGAGCCTGACCCCGGACAGCTGCAGGGTGCCGGTCCCGGTGAGGGTGGCGGGTGGCTGGACGAGCGTCCCGGTCCAGACCGCGGCCAGGGTGCCGATGCCGGACAGGGCGGCGGCCTGGATGAACGTGCCGGTGGGGGCGCCGTTCAGGGTGCCGTTGCCGTCCAGCGCGGCGGCGCCGTGCCCGTGGCTGGTCAGGTGCGTCGGGGTGCCGGACAGTGTCCCGGACCCGGACAGGGCGGCGGCCCCGGCGAACACGCCCGCCCCGGACAGTGTCCCGGACCCGGACAGGGCGGCCGTCCCGGCGTGGCCGGTGACGGGGAGGATCTCCAGCGCCGCCCAGGAGGTCTTGACGGCGGCGGCGGCGGTGAACCCGAGCGTCGTCGCGCCGGGCGTGCCGGTCGCGGCGGTGGCCCGGCCCGCCCCGAGGACTTCCGCGTCGGTGCTGTCGGTGAAGTTTCCGATCAGCGTGGTCGCGGCGGCGGCGGTGAACGAGGACCCGGCGTTGCCGCACGCGCCCAGGTACACCCACGACCCGGCGGTCGTGGTGGTGATGGAGCTGGTGGCCGTGGTGGACGCGGGGGTGGTGGCGTGGGTCGCGGACCCGGCCCCGGCGCCGGTGCCCTGGGCGGAGGCCGCCCCGGTCAGGACCCGGACGGCGAGCTGGTAGCCGGCGGCGGGGTGGTTGGAGTTGGTGGCGGTGACCGTGATGGAGCCGGGGGCGGATGACAGGTACTGGAACCAGATGCCCGAGTTGTCCGCCGCGCTGTCACCGAGGAACGGGCCGCCGGTCCAGGTGCCGCCTGCCGAGTCCGTGACGGTGACCGCGGCTGTTCCCGACGCGGCCGTGAAGTACCCGACGTTCACGATGGCGACGAGCAGCGAGTTCGCGGGGGGGCTGAACGAGGCGGAGGTGATGATGCCGGTGGTGTTATTGCTGGCGGTCGCTACCGCCGGGGTGGTTGCGTCTTCCGCGAGGGCCACGGACTCACCCGCCCCCGCCCGGGTCAGCTGTCACTGGCTCCTCCGGGGGTTACGATGCAGGCGTGAACGACGTGACCGTCGCCCAGGTGCTGCCGCACCTGCACTGGCTGGCCGAGCATGGGGCGCTAGCCGGGGCGGCCGAGATCATCGCTGAGCGGCGCAGGCAGATCGAGCGGGGCGACCCGCCGCCCGGCGCGTACGCGGCCGAGACGGTGCTCGACTTCGCGGAAGACTTCGCGAAAGCCGGAGCACTGGCCGCCACGCTGATCGACATGGAGGCCGGCTGCCGGCCCGGTTACCGGCCGTCACACGGACGGCAGGTTGTGGCTGTGGTTCCCGTTCGCGACCGCGAAGCTGCCGTTGCCGTGGGAATGCGTCCCGTTCGCGACGGCGTAGCTGCCGTTGCTGTGGGAGTGGAACCCGTTCGTCACGGCGTAGGTGCCGGGGCCGTGGGTGTGCGCGGTGCCCCCGCCCGTGTTGATCTGCCCGGACGAGCCGTTGAGGGTTCCGTCGGGCAGCCCGGCGCCGGAGGATGACCCGTTGATCGTCCCGTTGGAGAGTGAGCTGCTGGAGGACGTCCCGTTGATGCTCCCGTCGGACAGGCCGCTGCTGCTGGTGCCGGAGCCGGACAGGTTCCCGACCCGGCTGTTCGCGGTGTTCGCCGTGGAGTTGGCGCTGTTCGCGGTGGTCTTGGCGGTGGCGATCGCCGGGACCAGCGCGGCGATCCGGGCCGCGGCGGCGCGGGTCTGCGCGGTTCCCGCGGTCCCGGTTGCGGCGGTCACCTGGATCAGGGTCCACAGCAGCGAGATGACCTCGGCTTCGCGCCGCGCGGCCCGGCCGGCCATCCGGGCGGCCAGGAGCGCCAGGCCGATCAGCAGCAGCTTCCGCATGGCAGCGGCTCCCCCTTCGTGCATGATGGGCGGATGGATGACCTGAACGCGTTCCTGGCCGCCCGGCTCGATGAGGATGAGCGCGAACTGGTGAAAGACCCGCCAGTAGGGCTCGGCTACGCGAACCTGGGCGTGCGCATGCTCCGCGAGGTCGAGGCCAAGCGGGCGCTTCTCCGCATGCATGAGCCTGTGCTGTTCTGGGGCAACAGTCCGCCTCCGCTGAAGGACCGGACCCCGGAGAACGCCGTGGCGTGGTACTGCGAGTGCCAGTGCCCCGACGGAGTGATCGAGGGCGCGTACCCGTGCGACACCGCTCGCCTGCTCGCCGCCGTCTACAGCGACCACCCGGACTACCGGCCGGAGTGGAAGCCCTAGCCGCTCACTCTAGGATGCGGACGTGAACGACCTTGACTGGCTGGAGGACCTGCTGGTCCGGCGCGGATGCCTGCTGGAAGACGCCACGATCATGCTTGAAGGTGCCGTGCTCCAGGGCCGGCCGTTCACCGATCGTGAGCAGGACGCGTGGGACTGGGCGGACAGGAAAACGAGCGAGCTAGGTGATCAGGTCAGCGAACTGGCCGCCAGCCTGGCCGCGCGCAGGTACTACCCGCGTCCCTCATTCACCGAGCGAGTGCCCCGGTGAGCCCTCACTGGGTCCGGTCGAACGTGGTACGCGCCACCGGCCTGCTTGTCCGCTGCGGCAACCCTGGCCAGGGCAGCCACGCACGCCGCGCCCCGGGCCGCCAACGTCTGGGCAATCGTCCACCGCAAAAGCTGGGACTGGATATGATTTCGATAGGCGCCCCATATTACTGAGTCCTATCGAAGAAATAGGCTGGGAAGTACGAGACGGAGATGTTCGGGGCGGACGCGTCGGCCGAGTAGGCGAAGAGAAGGTTCTCTCCGTCGGCGGGCTCGATGGCCATGGCCCCGCCGCTGATCGCCTGGCACGCGTCGAACACGGACACCGCCGACGGCCGCCCCTGGCTGGAGCCCATGATCAGGCCCAGGTCCAGGTTGGGCTCCGGGGCGTCGAGGTAGTAGTTGATGTAGCCGGAGCCGGCTTCGCTGATGACGACGGTCTGGCCCATGGTGTCGAGGAAGATGGCGTCGTTCCACCGGTCGGAGTTGTTCGTGTCGGTGACCGTGACGGAGTAGTAGCCGTTGGCGTTGTCGGCAGCCACGGCCTTGACGGGGAGAGTCAAAACGCCGGCTGTCAGGATGTTGTTCGTGATCTGGGCAGGTGTCACCGTGACCGGCAGCGTTGACACCGCGTAGCTGGGCCCGCCCGCGTACTCATATTGCGTGACGGTCACGGTGATGGTCCTGGCCGAGGAGCCGGACAGGGAGGAGGCGACCAGCAGGATGGTGTAGGTCCCGCCGAAGTCGGCGTTGATCCCGGTCAGGGGCTGCGGCATCGAGTACTGGTGGGTCCCGTCGGGTGCGTCGCTTCCGCCTCCGATCGAGACGAGCGGCTGGAACGTTTTCAGCGCGCCGAGCGGCGGCCGGTGCACGATCAGGGACTTGAACGCCGCGCTCGAGTACGGGGTGATCTTCAGGTTCCCCGCCGCCCCTACCCCGCCGGCCTCGGCCGTGCCGGTCGAGCAGGCACCGCCGCCCGCGCCGCCCGGCTGGCTGCCCGCGCTGCCGGCCGTGTTCGCGGACGGGCCGCCAGCCCCGCCCGCACCGCCGCCGGTGACGGCCGCTGCCCCGTTGCTGGTGGGCGCACCCAGCCCGGCGGGGAAGGTAAGCCGCACCTGACCGCTGGCGCCGGCGCCGGACGCCACGCCCCCGTTGAACGTGCCGCCGCCGCCGCCGCCCGGTGCGCTGCCCGCAGTGCCGGTGCCGGAGCCCGCACCTGACCCGGCGCCGCCCGCGCCGCCGCCGGCCGGGGCCGGGGTGAGGTTGCCGTACCCGTTCCCGGCGTTTCCCGCCGATGCCGGGCCGGCTGAGCTGCCCCCGGACCCGGAGTAGGGGACCTCGGAGCCGCCTTTGCCGCCCGTGAAGTGAACGCTGGCCGAACTGCCGGTGCCGCCGGCGCCGCCGGAGTTGCTGGTGTACCCGGACTGGCCCGCGCCGCCGCCGTGCGCGGTGACCGTGACCGAATCCCCGGCGAACGTGGCGGACGCCCCCGCGTTGCCGCTGGCCCCCGAAATCGACGTGGACGCCCCGCCAGCCGGCACCGTGTAGGAGTAGCTGTTTCCTGGCGTCACGGCGACGAACGCCGCCGCGTACTCGCCGCCGCCGCCGCCTGCGCCGTTCCCGGACCCGGAGCCGTCACCGCCGGACCCGCCGGACCCCCAGCATTCCGCGAACACCTGCGTCACGCCCGCGGGGCACACCCACGTGCTCGTGGTCGGCGACGTGAACGTGGTGGCCGCCGTCCCGGTCGGGGTCAGGCCCGCCGACGCGGACCCTCCGGAGGACGCGCCGCCGCCGCCGACCGACCCGGACGCGGTCCGCCCCGTCCCGCCCGCGAAGCTGACCGCGTTACCCGACACCAGCCCGCCGAGAGCACCCGTGGCCGAGTTCTGTGCCGCGGAGTTCCCGCCGTTCGCCGTGACCGTCAGCGGCCCGGACGGGCCGGGCCCGAAGATGGTGGGCTGCCCGGCGACCGGGCTGGCCCCGGCCGTGCCGCCCGCTCCCACGTTGTACGGGATCACCTGCCCGGGCGTGCAGGGGAAGAACGATTCGGCCGCGTACGCTCCGCCGCCGCCTCCCCCGCCGTTCCCGGTGGCGGTCAGGCTGGCCCCGGCGCCGCCGCCGCCGACCGCCTCCACCTTCAGCCAGCTCGTGCCGCCCAGGACCGTGTAGTTACTGACCCCGGGCGTGGAGGTGGTGAACGGGGTTCCGGCCGAGGGTGGCTGCTGGAACGCCAGGGTCATCGCCGACCGCGCCGTCCCCTGCAGCCCGTACAGCGTGTAGAGGGCGCCGCGGGTCACCGGGTTGGCGGTCTGGGACGGCGGATAGGCGGCCAGGTTGTCGACGTAGGCGACCACCCACGACAAGCGCCTCACGCGGTCGGACCGGTTCGTGATCTCGATCGTGTACCCGCCCACCGACGCGTAATTGAACGTGGTGCTGTTGGCCGGGATGGGCATCGACACGCGGCTGAACACGGGCTGCTGCGCGACCGGGGAGACCGGGAGCCGCAGGTGGCCGCGGTGGAACGACAGCGTGTTCCCGGACGTGTCCGTCAGCGTGATGGCGACGCTGACCCCGTGGATCTTCCCGTGATACTCCAGGCACGTGTAATACCTGCTGCCGAACCCGAGCCACATCGCCAGGCTGGTCATGCCGGTCAGGTTCAGCGTGGTGGCCAGCGCCGCGTTCGAGTAGAGGAACCTCGTGTTCTGCCCGCCGGGGTCACCGACCCGCGCGTCGTCGGGGTCCCAGCCGCAGGACCGCGGCCCGACGACGCACTGGGTGGACTGGAAATGCTGGGTGCTGCTGATCGATGAGAACGTGTCGATGACCACGGGCGGCGGCGGCGGCGGCGGGGTCTGCGGGATGGGCGCGGCGAAGCTGATCTGCTGCTGGACGTCGGACCGGCCGTAGGGCAATGCCGGGATGGACAGCGTGATCCACATGACGCCCTGGTTCTCGGTGAGGGGGGCGTACGACGGCTTGGACGGCTGGGCGCGGAAGCAGTCCAGGATGAGCGGCAGGGCCGTCCCGCCGGGGCCGGGGTCT